TTAGCGCCAGAGCCTTGCGCCGTGACGCCGACAAAGGTCGGGGTGTTGAGCGTGCCGAGGTTCAGGTTGTCGCGGGCCGCGAAGAGGTCGGTCAGGCCGGCGAGGTTGCCTGCCTTGGTCAGGTAGTCAGACAGGGAGAGGGTCGTCCAGCCTGTCGCGTAATCGACGCCAGTGGTCGTCTTAGTGAGGAACTGACCTGCCGTGCCGCCAGCAGGAACGCCCACGCCAGGAGCGCCGGCAGGGCCAGTCGGGCCAGTCGGGCCAGTCGGGCCGGCGGGGCCAGTCGCCCCAGGGGTTGCCACGGTACCCGAGAGGGTGCCAGAAATCAGACTGTTGAACGTGCCGTTGATGGTCGCCATGTTAAGATTGGGTGATGGTCTCCTGAACCTGGACGCGGAAGATCGTCGAGTGGGTCACGGGGCCGCCGGGGAAGGTGAAGCGGATGTCCCAGCTCGCGAGGCCGAGGGCCCAGCGCGAAGTCTCGCCCGAGTAGAAGGTCGTGAAGGATAGTCCGCCCGCGGCCAAGGTGACCGTCATGTCGTGATTCTGGCCGGCCCTGTCTTGGAGGGTCGAGGTGATGGTCGTTCCAATGAGGTTCGCGGGCTCGCCGGCACCGGGCACCCACGTCCAGACGCTGGCGAAACTGTCTCCTCGGGAGAATACGGCGGTGTTAGAGCAGCTCATCGGGTCTTCTTAACCCTGCCTTGATTGGCAAGGGAGGGGTCAGGTTATGGCGGTCATGCCTTCGATTGTCGTAAAGCCTGGGTAAAGGTCGATGGTCAAGGGGGGAGTAAACTCGACATACTGGCCCGTTACCGTGTTGGCATCGGCCATCAGGTAAACAGAGTCGGTCGGGCTTTGGAGAAGCGCGCCGAGGAACTGCTCGAAGTCCTGATTGTCTAGGCCACCCCATTGCATCGTTCCGTCCCAGTTACCACCCGGGCTTTCCCACCTGAGAAGGCAAGTGACGTAATTAAATCCTACCGGGTCTGTCCTGAATAGGCTACCAGACTCGTCGAGGAAGAAGGTCGGAGGCCAATCCACGCCGTCGCCGTCGTTGACGTATGTCCTGCTATGGATGCTTTTGCCGTTAAAATAGTTAGGCGGAGGTTCGTTGTCCGACCACCGGGAATTGTAGAACGGAATACGCATGGCTCCCCATGTGCAGAACGTCTCGTTGTCTCCCATGATGTAGCCCATCAGACCCTAGCCCAGTAGTATCGAGCGGTGGAAGAGCCTGTCTTGATGCGGTCGACCCACAGCGATCCGCTGACCATCTGGTCGATGATGAAGTTCTCCGGGTCGCCGACGTTGCGCGCTACTGCCATAAGCATGTAGCAATATTCGTCTGTATCCACCGGGAGAGCCTCAATCTCCTCCGGCGTGTTGGCAGGGTACTGAACGAGGACAGGATAGTATTCGTCCGTATCGTCGGTTACAGGGAACACCGGGTTGCTAGACTCGTATGCTTCCGTTCCAAGGCGGATGTAAATGTGTACCGTTCCGAGCAAAGGAAGGAAGTCGATGCTCGTCGGTAACTTGACCCTGCTTGCAAGTAATCCGTCGTTGTTCCAGGGAATGAGGTTGTTGACCATGCCTCCGCAGACGTTGGCGCGGTAAAGGAAAGTCGCCGGGTCGGTCGGGTCTGGCTTCAAGATGCGAGGATATGTGTAGAACGGATGGATGCACACTTCGCCGTCGTCCTGCGCCGCGCAGCTTCCCGCGGTAAGGCCGATGTAGTTAATCGAAGTCCAGTCGGCCGGACCGACGAACTCCTGAAACCAGTCATCGTTCGCGGGGGTGATTTCGTTCAGCGCGGTGAGGGTGTCAGCGTTGACGATGAAAGACCAGGCAGGGTCGGAGTCCTTGTTCTGGTTGTAAGGGTCGTTCGTCTCGTTCAGGTCGTCTTGGTTGCACAGGGTCGTCCCGATGAACAGCACGGGGATCTGAAGGTCGATAGGGCCGACGATGTGCTGGTCGATGGCGAAGACCATGCCCCCGCCTACAGGCGCCGAGCTGGCCGTGACGATGGCGATGAGCTTGACGGAGTAGCCCCACTTGACCGGGTTGAACCAGGTCGTGTGACAGTTGCCCCAGTCGCCAGAGAGGCCGGTAGACATGGCGTCATAGCCGACCATCTTCTGCATGTTCGTCTTGTTGACGTACTCAGACGGCCCGGTCTCAGAGAAGATGGCCGACTCGATAGGGTCACCGACGGGGAAGATAGAAACCCAAGGGGCCTCGGCGTTGAGGAGGGCGGACTCGGTGTCGTCGTTCGACTGGTTGATGTCGAACTTGCTGACCGTGACGTAGTACGTCCCCGCCACCGTGATGTTATAGTATCCGCCCGCTTCCATCCATAGAGTCGACCCTTCGCCGGCCGTAGCCGTAACGCCCTCACCGTAGGCGGCGACCTTGCTGATCCACGTCTGGCGCTGGTCGTAATGGCCGCCAAGGCGGACGCGGGGCATGTTGCTCTGCGTAAAGGCGACCGTGCCCTTGGCCATCTGCAGCTTGTTGGTCGTGCCGACGCGGATGCTCCGCAGCTGGAACTGCTGGGGCATCAAATCAATACGCGCGACGCTGGGATCCCATTCGCTCCAAGGCTGCTCGATATTCAGGTTCGTCCCAAGTCCAGAGGACGTGAAAGTGTAACCGACCCCGGGCTGGATGCTCATCTTTTAGTTAAGCGGCTGGTAGACCTTCTGATCCCATCCTTCGTCGTTATATCGGATTTCATACATGACCTTGAAAATGGCCGCGTACTCTTCCACGTTGACCTGGGATAGAAGGTTCTTGTTTCCGTAAACTCCTGTTCCAATTGGGGCCCACGACGGAAGAAGGGTAATCGTCCCCCAATTTTCATCCGAAGTGGTACCCCCAAGGGATGCCATGAGGGTCGTGACATCTTCTTCATTCTTCATGTAGATAATGCCAGAATAAGTCGAAGTGGGGGCCAGGTACTGGGTCTTGCCGTAAAGGCTAGGGTAAGCCGGATCTACGAAGCCGATGAAGCGGCCGCCGCTCGCCTTCTCAAAACAAGCACCGTTCTGGCCAATGAAAGCTGGTTGCCCGTTTACGATAGGCGCAAGGTTGTTCAAAGTGTCCTGTGCGTAAGGCGCCGCGCCCGCGATGACACCGCCAAAGATTTCTACTGCTGTGAAAAAGTTGACGTGGCTGGTGATATTCTGGGCAGTCAGTCCGTTCGCGCCTGAACAATTAGGGTTGGTGACTTCTCCTTCATTAAAACTGGGGTCGATGCCGGCGTAGTCCATAATCACGGTGGCGATGCCCAGGGCGTCCCAGCTGATGGCGTATTTATTTACGGTGAGGAACGTATAAGCCGGATCCGGGTGAGGCTGTCCTCGCTCGACGAACTCCTGGAGGTCGACCGTATGGTCGCACTTATATCTGGTCGTCGACGTAATCAGGCCGTAGCCGTCTCCGTTGATTGTCCAGCTCGCCTGAATGACAGGGTCTTCTAGGTTGTTACCTGCGTTGATAAGAGACATTGTAGTAAATTACATTTGGTCACCATAGCCTTCACGATAAGGCTTTTTGGTGAAGTCCACGGGGACGCCGCCGGAGCCGCCACCGTTGGCGATTTGCTCAAGTAGGGCAGTCTGCTTCTGCTGCTCTTCCAGCTGCTTGGTCATGGCTTCCATGACCGGGTTAGCGCCGACGCCGATCACGCTGTTGAAGCCTTCGGGGCCTTTGAACGTGCCGGACTTCTTCTCGGCTTCCTTTGCTGCTTCCTGAGCAATCGGGTTTTTTTTCATGTCCTCAGCGAGGATTGCCTGAACCCTGGATTGAATCTCCGGGTCTTGGGCGATGATGCCACCCTTGGTTTTCTTAAAAGGATGACCGAAGTACCTATCTCGATATTCTTGGTCATACATTTGCTTACCCCTAGGATCGTTTTCTAGGAAATCTTTAGTCACCTTTTCACGGGCAGCCGCAGCTTGCTCTACGGTATCTTTGTCTTTTTTCTCATTGTTAAGCTTATTGGCGTAGTAACGGTCTTCGGCAGACATCAGAGCATTAGTGCCTTCAATCGCAGCTCGATTTGCGTCTTCCTGTTTCTTTTGATTGTCCGCAATAATTTTGCCGATGAAAGCAGTAGCAGAAGCCACAAGCGCCATAGGGCCGAGGGCTGAGAGGAAGATGTCCTTAAAAGAAGTCCCGAACTTATTGCGGATGTCCTGGAGCTGCTTGTCGAATCCTGTCACGGCCGTCTTGGCCTTGCCCATGGCTTCAGGGACGTCGGAGGTCGTCTTGATGTTTACGGTAAGGTCTTGGGCCATGGGCTCTTTACCCTGCTGGATTGGCAACGTCCTTGGCCGCTTCGCCCTCGCGCTGCAGCTCAGACTCGACGAAGGCCTCCTCCTCTGGCGACATGATCGCCACGTCGACGCCCTTGCGCATGGCGAAGGCCGCGTTCAGCCAGATGGCCTGACACTCCGGCATCTCCCACGCCTGCTTATAAGGCACGCCGTTCGCCACTAGGTTCGCGACGACCATCATTGGCCAAGGCATGCCCTTGCTTCCCCCGCTTTTCTTCGCGTCCTGCTCCCAGAACTTAGGCCAATCATGAATCAGTATGTAGTCAGAAAATAACTGAAGCAGTATCCCAAACCTGTCTGGGTTGTTGGCTAAATAAATTAGTCGAATCTTGTCCACAAATCCGACCTTGCCCAGCGGTTCCTCGGCGCATACCTGACAGGCGAAGAGGAGGTCGGCGGGCGTGATGCCGCGATCCCCATTAACTAACGGTGAGTCGAAAGCATGCAGACGAACCCGATACTTCATGGACCAGGGGTAAAGAGTTCGACCCAGCAACCGAAAAGGCGCCGGGTCGATGTGGGCATTCAGGAAGCGTCTATCCACTCCCCCTAGCCTACTCCCATATCAGGAGTGTCAAGCCGGAGGCGTCGGAGTGTAGTTGATGTACTCGAACGACTCAGCAGTAACCGAGACGCTGACAAACCCTTTCGAGCTGCCGCGGTCGTCGACCTTAGTGATCGTTCCCTTGAAGGTGAGCGAAGCGGCGCCATTCGGATAAGCGGAATTGGTCTTGGCGATGAATGTCAGAGTCCCGCCGAGCTCAGGAATGGTTGCGGCCTTTGCCACGCCTTCGACGGTAATCTCGGAGCGGATGTCGTCATAACGAGCGGTGACGGTCTCGCCAGATTCGTTAACTACCGTGGCCGTGTTGTTGAACGCAGAGGTGACAGTATAGGACTGCACGAAAAGCGCCGTCACTTGGTTTAGGCCAATTCCGTAAAAGCATGTGACGCCTTTGTTCGTTAGACTCATCTTACTCCTGCCCTAATTGGCAACCTACTCGGGGTCGAGACAGGTCAGGATGTCGAAGGCAAACGAGGTCGCCCAGGAGCGTTCGTCGATACCCTCGTCTTCCGATCGGTAGGTCACGTCGTAACAGAGCGCAGCGCCGCTCGTGGCAGCGAAGGCCGCCTGGATAAGGTCGAGGCTCTTCATGCAGTCCGATAGGGCGGCGCAGCGCTCGCGATGGACGGCCAGCGTCGTGTCGTCGGCGTTCGAGAACAGGGTGATGCGGACCGAGCATTCGTAATTTCCGAGGCCCTCGGGGAGGTCGCCAGGGGCCCGGGCAGAGTCGCAGAGGACGACCGCCTTGGGCAGGGTCTGCGTCACGGCGCTGTCGCCCGTCAGGATCTGGACGCCGGCAAGGCCGGTCTGCGTAGAGAGATAGGTCGCGAGGGTCGACTCGACGACGTGGCGGATGGAGTTGGACATGGTTATTTCTTGTTAAACTTGTTTACGGGTTTCTTCATGCGATGACGCATCATGGCGGGCATCTGCTTCACGCGGTTGCCGTAGACTAGGCCGAGGACTCCTGCCTCGTCGGCGATGCCGTTGATGTTGCCTAGGGTGTTGGTCACGGCGATTTCGGCGATTTTGTCAGTGAATGTGGTCACACTATTGCCGGCCACGCCGGAATGCGAGGTAATCCAAGTTGCCTTGCGCAGCTCGGCGCCAGGTTCGCCCTGCTGGCCGTTCATGTCCTTCGGTCGAGGAAGACTTGCCATACCTTTCGCCCAGCCGGACTTGACGGCTCCGACCATCTTCTGCCGGGCCTCAATATATTCCTTAAGCTCGTTCTTATCCTGCACGAGTAACTTGGCAGAGATGGCACGTTGCCCTTTCTTTATGCGTCCGCCGAAGCGGCTTTTGACCTGGTTATGAATGGGCCTAAGGTCACGCACAAAACCCGGAGTGCCGTATTCGCTCTTCACGGGGTTCGCCCTGTTCAGGAAGTTCTTGGCCTTGGCAAAGGCCCGCTGCTTGTCGGCGTCCGCCGCGATCTTGGAGAGGATGCTGCGCTGGCCGAGCATGCCAGAGAGTTTGCCGCCGTCAGTCAGGCGGGTGAACATGCCGAAGTCGCCCGTCTTCACTGCAAAGGCCATTTGGTTGACGATGTTTCCAGCAACGCCCCTTTCCGAAGAGTCGTTTGCGGCCACGAAGATCTTGGAGATGTCTCCGGCGACCGCCCTCAAGCCCGCCTTCTTCGCCCCAGGGCTCAGGCCGTTGCCCCCGCCGCGGGGAAGGGGAGGGGTGAACTTGGCCGCATCCTGACAGGCAAGCATGCCCTGCTCGAGGACTGCGTCGCGCATGGTAATCTTCATCCCAGCTGCGAACTGGCGGCAGGCCTCCACGAACTCCGCCAAGGACTTCGGCTCGATGGAGACCTTCGAGGGCATTACTGGTTGTCGTCGATGACGACGAGCGTGACCCACGCCGACCCGGGCTTGTAGGTCTGGGTCGTGATGCGGACGGTCTTCCCGCCGGCCACGATCTTCTTGCCCTGGGCAAGGGATGCGATGGGGGAGCCCGACACGATGATGGCCGTGGATGCCCCCGTAGAGCCGTCTGGGAGGCTCCAGGAGGCCGTTGCGGCGGGGAGACGGACGTTGTACTGGGTTCGCTCCATATAGCCCCCAGCCTCGAGCACGGTCTGAACGGCCGGGTCGGAGATGAGGCACTTGAATGTAATCGCTCCAGAGTTGGCCGAACCGGCGACGCCGAAGTCCGCGATCATCTCCTTCGCGTCAGGCAGGAACTCAGAGTATAAACTCATAACCCTGCGGCCATTGGCAAACAGGCACAAAAAAGGGGCCCCTTGCGGAGCCCCCGTTTTCGATGTCAGGCCGATTAGGCGGTGACGTAACGGACGGCCGAGGTGCCGCGGCCCTTGTTCGCGCCGATGAGGATCTGAGCGATGCAACGGATGTTGCCCGTTTCAGCCTGACCGACGAGAACCTGGACGGAGAGACCCGACTCAGCCGTGGCGACGCTGGCGTTGAAGCCGGCGATTTCAGCCATGGGCACACCAGTCGCGACCAGCAAAGAATCCGGGCCGATAGCCACGCCCGCCAGATTTTCCACGGCGGGGATCTGGTTCCACTGGTAGATGTCCATGCCGGAGACCTGGCCGATGGAGCCGGAGGTCACGACGGCGTTGGCAGCCGGGTTGAGGGAGCCGTAGATCTTAGCGTCATTGCGGAGGCTCTTCAGGTAGCCGTTGCCCACGAGGAAGGAGCGGGGTTCGCCGGCCTTGGCCGTGTCGAGGAGGAACTGAGCGTTGACGACGTCGTCGTAGCCGAAGTCGGCGAGGGCCACGACTTCTTCGGTGGCGAAGTTGGCGGTCGTGAAGACGGCGCCGATTTCAGCCCAGCACTTGTCGACGATGGCCTGAGCGGCGGTCTTCGCGTAAGCGTTGATGAGGTACTGCATGCCGTACTCCTGGATGTCCAGGGGCGAGAACTCGTCGACGTACTTGAAGTGCTTCAGGGTGACCGAGGAGTTGGTCATCGTGGCTCCATCGACATCCGCGAGGGTGTTGGTGGCCTTGTTGAACTCCGAAGCTTCGCCGGCGCCCATGATCGGGACGAAGACGGTCTTGCCAGCGCGGCCGACGGAGGCCGAGAGGTTGACGGAGATGTTGTTGAGGATGGGCAGCTTGCCGGCGACGGTCTGGACGATGTAGTCAGACAGGATAGCCGGAGCGGTAGGGAGGACGGTAGCCATAGTTGTGTGTTAGGGAGTGAGGGTTAGAGGGAAATGAGAGCGGCCTTATGCGCGTTGAAGAACGCGATGCGGGCCTGACCAGCAGGGAGAGCGAGATAAGCGGCCTTGATGTCGGCGTTGCTCATCTTGACCGGGGAGTCGCCCTTGGGGAGTTCGACGGGCTCGGTGCCGAAGGAGGCGACAATCTTCGCGGCTTCCTTCGAGGCGGTGGCCTTGGAGCCTTCGAGCTCGGCGACCTTGGCCTTCAGCTCGGAGGCTTCCTTGGCGGAGGCTTCCAGGGCGGCGGTCAGTTCGGCGACCTTGGAGGACGAAGCGGCGGCTTCCACCTTGAGGGATTCCAGTTCGGCGGAGGCGCCGACGGTCATCTTCTCGACAGTGGTGCGGAGGTCGTCGCGTTCAGCGGTAAGGCCCGCAAGCGAGGCGGCGGCCTGGACGAGTTGCTCTTCGATGGTCATGCTAGTCCTGCGGAAATTGGCAACCTTGGCCGAGGGGACGACGGCCTCTTCGACCTCATCTTCGACTTCCTCTTCCTCTTCGACGACCTCAGGCACGGCGGCCGGATCCATGACTTCCACGCCCAGGGCGGCGACAGCGTCACGCACGTCGGCGCGGTTGTCGATGAACAGGTCGACCACTTCGCCGGCGTCGAGGCGTTCCTTGATGACGCGGGCCTTGAAGGCCGGGGCCTCTTCGGTGCCGTCATTCATGATCAGCTCCTGGTACTCGAGACCAGTGGCGGCGAGGTCGGCCACGGTCTTCTCGCGGTCGGACTCCGGGCGGTTGGTCAGGACGACCACCTCTTCGGCGGTCTCGTCGATGTAGTCGATGACGCGCTCGACGGGCTGGCCGTCTTTCAGGATCGTGTCGTCGATATCAGTGAAGATGCGGGGCATAAGATTAGAAAGATGCGAGGGCCTTGGAGAAGGAGTCGGCCAGACCAGTGACCAAGCCCTGGGCGGCGGCCTGCTTGCCGGAGAAGACCTGACCGCGGAGGGCGGAGTCGGCGACCATCTTGCGCTTTGCACGGATGGCGGCCTTGAAGTCTTCATGGATGCCGTCGACCGAAGCCTGGAGGTCGGCCATCTGCTCGTCGGAGAGGGACGTGCCCTCGATGCCGGCGCCCTTGAGCGGGGAGCCCGTGGACTTGATGACGACCATGCGCACGCCCTGGGACTCGTAGAGTTTGGACATGTCAGGGATTGCCATGTAGACGCCCACGCTGCCGACGGTGGCCGAGGGGGATGCGACGACGCGATCGGCCTGAGAGCCGAGCCAGTAAGCAGCCGAAGCCATCTCGGAGTCAGTATAGGCCATGGTCGGCTTGCCCACGTCGCGGATCTTGTTGGCGAGCTCTTCGACGCCGGTGACCGTGCCGCCAGGGGAAGAGATGTTAAAGGCAATCTTCTCGACCGCAGGGTCGGCCGCCATCGCGTCGAGCGTGGCAGAGATTTCGTTAACGTCCGTCACGCCCATCATACGCTCCAGAGGCGAGACTCCCTTGGAAATCAAACCGACGATGGGGATGACGCCCACGCCGTTCTGGACGTACGGCGCAGGGGCCACGCCGAAGATCTGGGCGAGCATGTCGGAGAAGCCGAACTTCTCGGCCATGACCGCGAAGTCTTGGGCCTTGGACGGGTCGATGAGCATCGGCTCACGGCCCTTGAGTGCATGGGAGAGGAAGCGGGTCATTTCTTTTCGTTAAGGTTGGTTCCGGGGAGCGGTTCAGCCTGGTCGACTTGGGCGACCGTGCCGAGCGGGGTGTTCGTCGGGCGGAAGAGCAGCTCGAACGGGATGCCGTACTGTCGGGCGAGGTTCTGGATGTGCGCCATGTCGGCGGCTCGCTTCTCCATCTCGGAGCGGAAGTCGAGGCCGCGCTGGCCGTAGAGCTCAGACATGGACATCAGGCCCATCTCGATGTCTGCCCGGTCATTCGCGGCTTCGCGGCCTGCGTCAACGGTGACGGACTTCGGGGTCGTCCATGAGGCAGACCACCAGCGGGGGTCGTCAGGGATCTCGCCGCGGGCGATACCGTCGGCGATGATATACTCCCAGGTCGGCTGACAGAAGGCCTCCACGATGACATTCTGATATTTTCCGAAGACCCGTGCGCTCTTCGCGGTGACCAGGCGAACCCCGGCTCCGCCGGCGGCGGTCACGTCCTTGACGAACTCGTACGGGAGGACGGAGCAAATATCTTTTTCGAGCGCCGCAAGGAAGCCGACGAACGTGCTGTTCGGGCGCTTGCTCTCGAAACTTTCAAAACGGTCTGAGCTCTCGAGCACGATGGTCTTGCCGCCCATCTGGCTGGCGATGGTCTCGGCGTTGTTATGGTTCGACGAGATCTCGGAGGCCGCGTCGTCGTCGAGGAAGCCTGATCCCTTGAAAATCACACGATTCGTGTCACCGTTGTCTTTCACTGCACGTCGCTCCAATTCGAGGATCTCCTTCACATCCTGGACTCCGTTGAGCGAGGACTGAAGCACGGGCACGCCGCGGGAGCCCGAGGCCGTCTCCATGTCCATGACATGCATGACGGACTGAGCCTCGACCTTCTTCGACGAGCCGTCGGCCTTGTATACGTTGTAATAGGTCGGCTCGTTATACTTGCCGAAGCCGATGCCGTCCCAGCAATCCGCAGGGGTGTCGGCGTCGGTAGGGTCGCCCACTCGGTGGGCCTCGATGGTCTGGATCTGGGCGCGGTCACCGTTGACGACCTTGATTGCGAAAGCGTCCCCGTCGCGGATAAGGGCGCGGATGAGGATGGCCTGACACTGATAGAAGGACTTGCCGGAGACGTCGATGCGCTTGGACTGGCGGGCGAAGTACTCCTCGTAAAGGCGGGAAGTCTCCGGGTTGTCTGCGTGGGCCTGCGGCTTGATGCCGTCGCCGACGACGTAGATGCATAGGTCGTTCAGGATCTGACGGAAAAGGGCGGACTCACGCTCGGCCCAGCGGCACTTCTTGACCATCTCGTTGCGATCCCAGGGCGAGAGGTCGCGGCGCATGTCGTCCGGCTGCGGAGCGTAGATGGCCCTGCGGGCGTACGTCTGCACGGTCGAGCCCCACTGGTTGCCGCTATACTGGTTGTTGAACGTGGCCCCGCTCGACGCGGCCTGAGGCGCGGTCGTCGGCTTCTTCCTCGCGGAAGGCTTGGGCTTCGGGTCTTTCTTGCGGGCGGCCATAAATTATTCGTAACGGTTGTCCCAGCGCGTGTAGATCATCGTGTTCCGACGACCGTACTTGCGTGGATCGAGACGGCTGAGCCCGAACATCGCCTCGTTCAAGACCTCTTTCGGCGTCATGCCTGGGAAGGCCTTGGTCGCGGAAGAGCCGGAGTCACTGTACGACATGAGGCTTTTTCCCTCCATGATGAGCGAAAGGGCCTTCGCCTTGAGGTCGAGAAGCTCGCATTCCGTCAGGCCGATGAAGATACCTTGTGCCATTTAATCTTGCGGTAATTGGCAACGAAGGGGGCGGCGACGCCCATATCCACGCCACGAGCTCTTCTTCCCGCAACTATCGGCGCCGCCGCTTAGGTGAAGTGTCCCCGGGTTCACGCGGAAGGCAAGTCGGTTTCGGTGCTTTCCTTGCCGACGATGCCCCAACGGACGGCCGCCAGGAGGCCGAGGAGTTCGCAGTCGAAAGCATGATTGTCCTTCTTCCCCTGGGGCAACAGCCACTGGGGCTTCCCCGTGCGCCTGTCCTTCACGCGGACTTCGGCGTTGATCTGGTCGACGTAGTCCTGACCAGCGTCAAGGGAGTAGGTGAATACTTTCCGAGAGCGTAGGCCGTGCAGGAGGTCTTTGCCGGCGAGGTTCGACCACACGATCAGGACGGCCCGCGTCTGGAGACCGGGCACCATGATCGTCTGCTTGTCGGAATAAAAGCGGCGGGTCGTCTTCCCGTCCTTGGCCGTCACGCTGAAGTCTTCGTTGCCCGACCCCTTCGCACACTTCCATCCACGGGCCGCGGTCTGCCGATATACGTCCTGCGCTTGGTCTCCGGCATCGACCATTACCAGGGCCTGATGCACTTGGTGTTTCTTGACGAAGGCCTCGAGGTCGTTCCAGGTGTCAATCTTCGCGAAGGCCTTCAGGCGGCTATGCCCGGTGCGACTCCATCGGCGGATGACACAATAAAAGAAACCTCGCTGCACGTCTATGCCGGCCGTGCGGAATGGGAACGAACCTTCCGGAGCTCCCTCGCGGTCGACTACCCTGCCCTTAGGGGTGATG